GAAACACTTACCTTTGCAGGTACAGGTGGTATGGTTCAAACTGTTACCGACAATACGGTAACTGTAACGGCTACAGCATTAACAAATGCTAACCTAGACGGTTCTGCCGGAATATCAAATGCTAATTTAGCAAATCCAACAACTACATTAGGTTCATCTACACTAACTTTAGGTGCAGCTACAACTGACATTGCAGGATTAACTTCAATAGTTGTTGATGATATAACAATTAATGGACAAACAGTTTCAACGACAGCAAGTAATAAAGATATTAATTTATCGCCACACGGAACAGGTACAATAATTGTACCATCAGGTTATGAAGATAGGTCAGGATTTCAAACTCAATCATTAGCAAACAAAGCTTATGTTGACCAAGTTGCACAAGGGCTAGACGCTAAACCATCTTGTAAATATGGAACAACTGCTAATTTAGCAGTTACATATGCAAATGGAACAGCAGGTGTTGGTGCAACATTAACAGGAAGTTCAAATGGTGCATTATCAGTTGATGGTGCAACGCCAAGTGTTGCCGATAGAATTTTAGTTAAAGACCAATCAACAGCATTTCAAAACGGTATCTATGTTGTAACGACTGTTGGTGATGGTTCAACTGCTTTTGTATTAACAAGAGCAACTCCAGAAGACCAACCAAGTGAATTAACAGGTGGTTCTTTTGTATTCGTAACAGACGGTACTGCTAACGGAGATAATGGTTATGTGTTTACACATACAGGTTCACCAACATTTGGAACAACTGCTTTAGATGTAACACAATTCTCTGGCGCAGGACAAATTACTGCTGGTAACGCTTTATCAAAAACAGGTAATACAATGGATGTTGAAGTTGATGATTCGTCTATTGAAGTTAACGCAGACGCAGTAAGAGTTAAAGCTTTAGGTGTTACAAATGCAATGTTAGCAGGTAGTATTGATGGTGCTAAAATTGAGAATTTTGTATTTACAGACGAAGGTTCGACTCAAGGAGCTGTTCAAATAGGAAATCCTATGGAGTTTTTAGCTGGCGAAGGTTTAAATACAACAGCTTCAGGAAATACTTTAACAATAGCAGGTGAATTAGCAAGTACATCAAATATTGGAGTAGCTAGTTTTCATTCTGATAATTTCACGGTTTCAACAGGAGCGGTAACCGTAACAACAATTGACGGAGGGTCATTTTAATGGGATTTTTGAAAAATTTTAAAGCAGATTTAAAAGCACTTACTAAATGGTTGGGGTCCACTTCAACTTGGGCAGTAGAACCAGAAAAGAAAAAGGCTGACTTAAAAGATTTGCAAAAGAAAACAAAAAAAGAATTAGAAAAAATAGGTCGTAAAGTAGGTGTTGAGTTAGATAGAAGACTTACTAAAGATAAACTTATTAAACAGATTAAAAAAGCAAGTAAGTAATGGCAACAGTTTTAAAACCAAAGAGAAGTGAAGTAGCACTATCTATACCGGCGGCTAATACTTTAGCTGTTGGTGAGTTAGCAATGAATGTTACCGATGGTAAGTTTTATACTAAAACATCAGGTAATGTTGTTAAAGAAATTGGTGGTGCAGGTGCAGCTACACTTCAAGATGTAACAACATCTGGTGCAATAACTTCAAACGATTTAACATTAGACGGTGCTAATTTGATATTTGAAGGATATTTAGCAAATGCATATGAAACAACTTTAACAGCTGTTGAGCCAACTGGTGATAGAACAATATCATTACCAGACGCTTCAGGCAATCTAGCTTTAGATGGTGACGCTTTGGCATATGGAATAGTGTTCGGAGGATAATTAAGTGGCAAGTACATTTAAAAATGCAGGACTTGATGTTGGTGTTTTAGATGACGCAACTGGAAATATGTACACAGCTGGTGGTTCTGTAACTGCTGTTATTCACGCAGTTTATATTTCAAATAAAAGTTCTACAAATGTTGCAAAAGTAAATGTTAAAGTAACTACAGACGGCGGTTCTACTTTTTTTCATATAGGTAAAAGTATGGAAGTTGATGTAAGTAATACTCTAGTTTTAGATAAACCAATAAATTTGGAAAATAATGATATAATAAGAGTTTATTGTGACCCTAGTCCAGATAGTTCATCTGTAGATGTGGAAGCATATGCTAGTATATTGGAGATTAGTTAATGGCTGGTAATAATCATATTGTCAATTCAACTGGTCGTGGGTCAAATGCATTTAGTAATACATTTCATGCTTTGAGAAGAACACAAGACGGTAAACTATATTACACATTAAGAGATACACATGTAGGAACTTTTAGTAATGACGGTGGTACAACAGAGTTATCTAGTGACGCTGATTTTTTGGAAGTATCAGAAAGTTTTATATCAGGACAAGATGAAACTTTTACAGGAAATGGTAGTTTAGCAACAAGGACTTTAACTGTATCTCCACAGTTTGGAGATAGAATAGCAGTATTTGTAGATAGAAAGAGATTGAAAGAAACTACTGATTATACTTTAGAAGGAACTACATTAACTTTTACAAGAGCTCCCCATGATAATGCGGAGATTTTTGTAAGAAAGATTGGTAAAACATATAAAAATGATAATAATAACACTTATCAACAATATAAGTTTGAGAATGGTAGAAACCATTACAAATTAAATAGTAATGGTAGATTAGTAAAAAAAGAGAATAGAAAAATGCCAATAGATGAATCTAACTTTCCAGATGATGTATTGGATAGTGAGTTTGCAGCTTATAATGGCAACGCATTAGTTAACACAACCACATATAAGGCGTAATTACGGCATATAAATATATGGAATTAATAAGGTAAAAAAATGGCAGATTTTGTATTAGGAAGATTAAAATTTAAATGGCGTGGCGATTGGGCTGTATCTACTGCCTATTTAATTGATGATATTGCAAAATATGGTGGTAATACATATGTTTGTGTTACAAATCACACATCTCAATCAACAATACCAAATTTTTATACAGATTTATCAGCAAGTAAATGGCAACTACACGGAGAATCATTTTACTTTAAAGGTGCCTATGCTGACGCAACTTGGTATAAATTAAACGACCTAGTTAAATACGGACAAAGACAATACCGTTGTACAACTCAACACACATCAGCTTCAACTGTTTTAGATGAATCTAAATTTGAATTATATCAAGATGTTGTTGATTATAAAGGTGATTGGGCAGCAACAACTTACTACAAAGTTAATGATATTGTAAAGAACGGTGCTGGTCAATTTCGTTGTATTTTAGAACACACTTCATCTGGAACATTTGCTATTGGTTCTAACTGGCAAGTTTATACAGAAGGATTGCAATGGGAAGATACTTATAATTCTAGTACAACTTACCAAGATGGTGATGTTGTAAATTATGGTGGTTATACTTATGTTTATGTAAACGCAACACCAGCTGCAGGTCAAACACCTACTGACAACGCATATTGGGATGTTGTAACAACAGGTTTTAAAGCATTAGGTGATTACTCACACGGAACAACTTACAAAACAGGTGATACTGTAAAATATGGTGGTAATAACTATGTTTGTACAGTAAATCATACAAATCAATATCCATCAAATACAAACGGTACAGTAAACACATCTTACTGGACATTAAACCTTGAAGGTTTTAATTACAGAGCAGCTTACAGTTCAAGCACAACTTATAATATTGGTGATGTAGTTAGATTAACTGCTACAACTTATGTAGCAATACAAGACAGAATTTTAAATGTATCTCCTGATTCAGACGGTGCTAAATGGCAAATTATGGCACAAGGAGATTCAGGTGCAGTATTAAGTACAAGAGGTGATTTATTAATACAAGGTGCGGCTGCTTCAGAGAGATTGCCAATGGGACTTCCAGGTGGAGTTTTAACAAATGATGGAACAGATATTTTATGGAGTGGAATTTCAGGTGGAAATGTATTGTGGGTTTCTCCAAGTGGAAGTGATTTAAATCCAGGTACAGAAGCATTACCTTATCTAACGCTTGCGTATGCAATAAAACACGCAAAAACAAATTCAATTACGGAAATAGATACTCTTGCTGGTGGTACTGGCGGTTCTCCAGCTGTATATGATGATGTTACAGGTACAGCGTCAAGAGAATTTACAGTTGCAACGGTTCCAGATACCAGTACAATTACAATCAATATGGGTACTTCAACATATGCTCACACTTATGTTGATGGTGGTACGATTAGAAAATCAGATGATAGCACTTTAACAGTATTAACTGCTGCTTATGTTCATGGTACAGGTGTTATTACAATCGCAGTTCCTGGTTCCTACGGAGGTCACGGTATATCAGTAGGTGATAAAGTAAGATTATCAGGATTAAATTATACTTGTTCAATAGGGGCAAAAACTTATCCAGAAGTTGGTAGTTCTTCAACTTATAGAATTACAACAGATGGTTCATCAATTCCAACAGTTGAAATTGTTAATGGTTCAGATAACCATAATGTAGGTGATAGTATTCATATTACAGGTGCTCAATTAGGTAGTTCTTCAGCTTTAACTTTTAAAGTTAAGAGTGTTGCAGGAGATATAGTCAGACTTAAAAATGGTACCTTTAAAGAAAAATTTCCATTAAGAGTAAGAAAAAATGTTTCCATAGTTGGTGAAAGTTTAAGAAATACAAGA